ATATAGCCGGTACCAAAAGCTGCAGATGACGATCCGAGTGTATAAGTGCCACCAGAATCAGGGACCAAGTTGCCGGCAAATTCGATATCACCGCGTGTAAAGTTATTTGGATGTTTGATCGCATGAACATACAGATTAGCCCAACCTTTGCTAGAGGGATTGCCTTCCGACCCTAAATCGCGTGTATTGCTACCATCCGGTATCAAATCATTTTGGATGCCGCCACTATCGACATTATCGAAAGTTGTATTTAGCTTATCGCCTAATTGAGTTTGAATAGAACTAGTAACGCCAGATAGATATCCAAGTTCAGTGCTAGTTACAGAAGAAGCTGCAATATATCCTGAGGCGTCAGATGTTAATGCTCTAGAAGCTGTCAAAGTGGCTAATTTACTTAATGCGATTGCTGCCGAGCTAGAAATGTCCGAATTAACGATGCTATTGGATAAAGATAATTTGGAGTATGCAATTGCTGCTGATGCATTTACCTGAGTATTAGTGATTCCACCGTCCGCAACCTTGACACCACTAGCAGATTTGCTGAGTGTGGATCCATCCAATTTTAAGCTCAATTGAGCATCTGTAGCAGATGACGGGTTTCCAGTTGTCGGGTCAACTAAATCTAATGCACTGGCAGAATACAGATCCAAACCAATTTCATCAGTCGGGAGTTCTTTAATGCCTGCTCCCAGATTTACATTGATAGTATTTCCGGATTGTGTCAGGCCAATTCCAGCAACAAACGAAGCGGCGCCAGAGAATTGAACCCACTTGAATGTCGATACGCTCTGTGAGTTATAGGTGTGCCCAAAGTCAGTAGATGAATCAAAGGCTGCCCAATTCGCAGAGGGCGCAAAATACAGCCATTGAGACCCATCCCACTCAGCGATACTGTTTACGTTGGCACCATCATTCAACAAATAACGATCACCGGTCGTCGGGCTACCAGGGAGTGCCGACTGAGCTCGGATATCGATTACGGGAGCTTTCCAGGACAGACCTGCAATCAAGTTATCGGCATAGGTCTTATTTACCGCATCGCCGCCAGCAGTCGGAGCGCCGAGGCTCGTGATCTTGCTACCACCCATATTGATAGCACCAGTCATTGTCCCGCCAGACAGTGACAACTTATTATCTAACTGGGTCTGAATATTAGAGGAGACACCAGACAGGTACCCAACTTCTGCGCTTGTTACGGTAGAAGCTGAGATGTATCCAGATCCATCAGTAACTACGGCTTTGCTTGCGGTTAAAGCTGCAATCTGGCTTACTGCGAGTGTACCGCCGATATTAGCTAAATTTAAATTAGCTTCCGACACATCGATCGTAGGATTGCCAGAAACGCCATCCCCATTGCTTACGCTAACCTTAGTTGATCCAGCGGCAATAGATCTTGCTGCGAATGTATCGGCAGCGGTCTGAGTGAGTATACCATTTGAGTTAAATGCTGCCAAAGCAGTCAAAGTAGCATCTAGCGGCTGTTTATTGCCCAATTGGGTCTGAATGGAGCTTGTTACGCCAGAAACATATCCGAGTTCTGTGCTAGTTACAGATGAAGTCGATACGACTCCCAGTGCACTAGAGACTAGAGCATAATCTGCAGATAGAGCGGCCATTTTGCTGAAGGCTATGGCTGCTGATGCACTTATGTCGGCATCAACGATAGTGCCAGATTTAATCTCCAAGCCACCAGTGCTGCTTGCTTGGATATCCCCAGATGCTGAGGTATCGACAGCTGCTGATAAATTAGATGCATTACCCACTACTACGTGGTACTGGTTCAATGGCTGGCCAGTAAGTGATATGGTACCGGTAGCGATATCGGCCCACGCGCCATTAACATAGGCTCTAAACTTATTAGAGACTGAATTATAATAAATAGCGCCATTTACTGGCGACGATGGATCGGCGGATAATACGCCGAGGACTATGGGTCTACTAAATTTTTGTGCATTAATCATTTTTATCTCTCCTCTACAAAAAATTAATCGGTTGGCATGAGCAGTAACGTCGAATTATTATTAAGCCTTTCGGCTAACATATTATAAAAGCTAATTAAATCACGAATCTCCGTACAAAAAAGCATGCGCTAATGTCCGTAGTCAGCAGATTTGTGTATTTTACTCGTATTAGCCCTGAATTTAAATCTGCCGTAAAATCAAAATTCAGGCCGTCGGTATCTGTAAAGTCCGCAGTTAGGCTTGGTTGCTCAATTGCATCTCTGTTTACTATCATCATTTGCCCCACAGCAGCCTCTCCCGTACTTTCATCAACTAGACTCATTTCAATGATCATTCCGCGGCAGTCAGCTGTATCGTATGTTAGCTCAGATATAACAGTCGGCACAGTAGTATTACCAATCATTGATATGTCGTAGAAATATTCAGTTTCCAGATATTTTGCAGTGTTATTCGTAGCGAATTGCCTCATTAGCGCTTTGACTTGCAACGAAGAGCCTTCTATAGCCACAGCCCCAGTCGATGATTGAATAGACAAGTCGTTATCATTATATATAGAGGGCGAATCAAGCGAGTCGCAATAGGCGGTGGACCATCGGATAAGAGACGTTCCGAGATTTCGAGTGCCATCTGAGTCCGGAACCAGTGATTGATTTATTGATGTTGAAATTAAGTTACTTAGAGACTGATTTGCGCCAGCTCCAGCCCCCATATCCACCCAAATTGACCCATTATAATAGCGGAATATGTTGGTAGCCGTGTTATAATATATCATTCCAGCCAATAAATAGGCAGACGGATCGGTGGCGCGCTGAAGGCCCACTAAAAGCGGGTATGATGATGAGCTCCCCACTTGGTAGAAACTACTCGATCCATTATCGATAAATTGCATCAAATAGTTAGACGGCGCTGATTTAGACACTAGTGAGTCTGAATATACGGCCCCCTGAACGTATACAGATGCCCACGCACTGACGGAGGATCCAAGATTGTAGCTGCCAGCCGGGAGTAGATCTTGATTGATGGCTGTGGGTGACGTCAGATTAGATAGAGCTGTATTCGCGGCTACGTAAGGAGGCGAGTAGATAGACCGCCAAGTCCCATTTTCATAAAATTGAAATTGCATCAATGTCGTATCGAAATATATCGCACCATTAACTACTGGTGTCGGTGCTAATGACATTGCCCCCACAACAACTGGATTTTCGAAAATCATGGCATTTTTCATTGCTTAACTCCACGACTTCTTATAATATTTGAACGTACCCAAATATCCAGCAGAAGAGGAGGTATATTTTATCAATAAATCCGGCCCGGATATGGCTGCGCTGAATACAACACCTAGGTCAGCGCACCTGGCATTATCCTCAGAGATAGACGTTATTGCTACCCCATCAGTTGCTATTAAAATTATCCCAGTCCTAGTGAGGCCATTGCGTTCCAGTGAGTACTGGAATTGATGGAACTTTTGGGTTAATGGTGCTGTGACAATAATTGCTGGCACTGCCTGATTATCAAGTATTGTAAAGGGGCCATATAGTATGTCACCACCTGCGCTATAATCATATCCGAATACTCTTGGCATGTTAACCCCTTGTTTAAGCCTCTAAAGCTTCGATCTTAGACTTTAACGTATTGATTTCTCTTTGCTGATCATCGACGATATTTTTGAGTTCTTGAAGTGCTTTAGTCAAATATGGGACTAGACCGCCATAGCCCATGGACCATGGTTTAACCCCATTCGGTAAGTCACTGCCGGCTCCGTCATCAGTTCGGTCTACAAATGTAGGAAATACTTCGAAAAACTCCTGGGCTATAAACCCTACCCCATCTCCACCAGACTTTAATTCATAACTTACTGGATTAAGTTGCATGATTTTATTTATAGCTGTGAGCGCCTGGATGTTTGTTTTTACACGTCGATCAGATACGGCCTGGAATGTGGCATTTCCAGCATTATCTATGGTTATGTAGGCCTTTACAGTCCCATTATTTGAGAAATTTAAATAACGGTTGCTTCCAGTGCTATGATAAGCCTTGTCTATAGTCAACGGACTTAATGCTTGACTGCTGGAACTAGTTGAACGATTAGCTACTTCAAAAGTAGTTGCAGTTATAGATGAGCTCCATGCACTATGCGTAGTATCTGGTAAATTAAGGGTGCCCAACTGAAATGCCCCCGCAGGACTAAAAAAGGCCCTGGATAGTCCAGATGTTGCAATATGCAAATTGGCTAATCCTTCAGTAATCAGGCTAAGATCGCCAGTGCCTTTATGCGTTATAACACTATTAGCATTTACTCCGGTATTATTCCGAATAATCCTTAAACCATACGCATTAGTATCATCGCCTACTAAGTCCACATATGCGAATCTATTAATCCCAGTATTCAGGCTACCTACTGTAATTGGACCCCTAGTACCAGCAGTCGTATCTGGATTTAATTTAAGCTGGTTAGTACCCTGAATGCTAAATTGCATGGGATAGGATCCAAGACAGTTTACTAATACCCCAGCACTATCTACGCCAAACTGACCAGTATTCAGTAGGGTAGACGACTCGACTCTTACGAATACACTCCCAGTATCCGTGATATGAACCCTATTTGATGGAGAATCAGCCCCTATTCCGACATCACCAGAGGCAGATATTCTCATGCGATTAGCATTGCTTGTATAAAAGTCCAGTTGATTCGTAGCGCTTATGGCGATTCGTGTATTAACATCATTAAACTCTATTCCAGATCCAACAGCTCCACTAACTCTTATTCGTGCGCCTGAACCATCAGTGATATGCAATTTAGTACTTGGAGATACTTCACCAATCCCAACATTACCAGAGGCAGACACCCGCATCCTCTCTGTGTTATTGGTTCCAAACCGGAGGGGGGCTGATTCTGCAGTATATATATGTGTGTCAGTTGACCCGTTATGCTGAATATAAAAAGACGATGAGCTAGTTCCGATGCGCTGAGATACACCCGATGCTCCTTCAACGTCGAATTTGACACCAGGAGCTGCTTTGCCGAGTCCGAGATTTCCACTTGAATCTAATCGCATCGTCTCTGAAAATATTCCCCCAGAAGTCATAGTCCCAATACGAAAATTATCTGCATCTCCGTAAAATAATTGCAGACCGCTGGAGTCCGGAGTTCCTATACCAAATTGATCATTAAATACGTATAATGAGTTTCCAAGATCTTTTATACGCATCATCCCCTGGCAGTCTAGTTTATATGTAGAGGAAGGTGCAGTACCTATACCAACACTACCAGTAATTCCAATGTCGGCTATGTAATCAAATTGATTAGTTTTTACTGATGACATCTTAACCCCTTATAATCCAATGATATTATAATAATTAGTAGTACCGGAATCTGTAACTGAAAACCCAGTGTCTTGCCAACACTCGGTCATGAAATTGACTGAACTACCAGCCTGGAATGTAATGTTTCCAGCGACTTGAATAAATTTGACAACACATCCATCTGCACTTGAACTAAAACTTAATGTTCCATTAATTAACGTGGAGATTCCTTTTCCCTCGATGATTACATTTTTATTAATTGTGACGTTTTCTGTATAAAGGCCCTTTAGTACTAGAATTCGTTCCCCGCCTGAACAAACAGCCAGGCAACTCAAGAAACTGGAGTGTGTAGCTTGGCCACTCAATACTTGAGCTCCGGACCCAATAACAAAGTCATAAAATCCAGCAATTTTATTAGCATTTTGGGTGCTACTATCAAACGTGCCATATCTTTTTCGTATTTCTATCGATACTGGAGATGGAGAATAATCAGTATTGAGCTCAATCGTGTATGGATCAATTTCTTTAAAATATGCATCCAATGTGACCCCAGCTAAATATCTTGGGAAGACCAAACCATCCACAATTACTTCTAGATCACCGCCAGTAGTTCCAGCGTTTATTCCCATAGTATAAGACCAAGTCAATTGCAGCTGCGTCTTACCAAGAACTACTGTAGGGGGATTGCATCCAATTTCGATACCAGATCCATCAGACATAGCGAATGCTGAATTAATTAGGCCAACTGGATAAGTAGTAATGGGCTGATATGCAGGCAATCCAGAAGGCCCACCCGGAGAATCAGACCATCGCTTCATTGAGTACTTCATAGTCGCGGTGGTAGAGTTATCGAGCGTAGCCTGGAGTACAAGATCGTTTCCACTTATAATCGCAGCAAAAGTCGTGCCAGTGAGCCCCATGACGGCATTGTTAACCGCGATCTCGGCAGATGTGCCATTGTGCGTGATGCTCATTTGGCCGGACTCTCTCGTTGATCCGCGTACAAGCGAGTAATCGACGATGATATTGTCAGTAGCAGTTTTGGCTATGCTGAATACGTTTGATGTGGCATTATTTGCTAAAGTGACTGTCCGAAGTGAGGACTGCTCGAAATAGTCACCAGCCATATTGAAATGTCGAGTTACATCATTGAAGTCCCAATGTCCGAAAACTGCGGTTCCACCAGACGACGAAGCATTAGTGCCTGGATTAGATACTTTGAATGTATTTAGTGTGTAATCTACTGCAATGACAGTAAATACCCCATTAAATGTAACATCTGCTACTCCAGCGACTGTTACTATATCCCCTACCGACATCATATGTGGCGTCGAAAGTGTAAATGTCGATTCATTGGTCAGTCGAGTGCAAGTAGTGACAGTATATGTGAAAGAATTATATCGCCCTAATTGGTTCTGATATGCCAAGCCCTTGCGTACGCGAATTAGCGCCCCATTAGACGGGGTATTAGAAACCCCTTCCGTAGCAAAAGTTTCGAATATGGGCTCCGCAGATGGATGTCCAAAACCATATGTATTATCGGATTGCTTTTGGTACACCTTATTGCGGCTAGATGCTTGGGCGCCAGATAATGCAGTATATAATATATAATCCCCGATGGCGACTGATACTCCATCTATAGTAGCCGGTACTGTGCCGGGTAAGGTTGTCGTTATCGGGTCAACGAAGTCCACCTCATATACGCGCTCAGTCTCTAGTAAAATTGGACCGTTGCTGTCCCACAGTGCTTGGTCAAGCGCAACGATACATATCTTTTGATTGTGGCTAGGTACAAACGTACTGAAGGTGGCTTTTTGGAATGTTAGCGCAGCATTAGACGTCCTAGAATACGTAACATACAGGCATTCATCGGGAGCTAACGTTTGTGTCGGTGTAACTCCATATGGGTTGATTATGATCCTACCCACTCCCGGGATTCTTAGTGTGGCATTGGGGACTGCAATTTCAGTTGTATCTCTGTTGTACCGGATCCTACCATGGGAAAATTTGATATTATCGTCTTGCCATTTATCGGCCATCATTGCGGTAAGTCTAGCTGTTCTGGCTGTTAAGTTTTCATTAGCAATTGCATTGAAGTTCGGCAGGTCGAGAGATCCGGTGGGGACATCTAGGTACTCTGGGGCGTCGTCTGTCTCAGACTTCGCGCCAATAAATGCGAGCGTATCGTTGCTTACTTGGTTGTTGATGGCCAGCTCTTCACCCTGTGCTAATTCCCCAAGACCTCGCAGATAGATCCTGGCTGCAGCCTGAGCTGTACCGCCAGTGCTAGATCCATCAAGACCATTGTTCCGAACTTGGAATTTATCGGCAGCGGGTAAACTAATTATTTCATAAATGCCGTCGAATGTAGAATCCGCAACGCCGCTAACTACGATAGCCTGACCTTCTTTTAGGTCGTGTGGCAGAGTTGTTGTGAACTCGGAGATGTCAGAAGTTCTGGTTACGGAAGTAAGCGCCCATGCCGTTGGGTCAACAGAATCGCGCTTGGCGATCCAATAAACATCGGCATTAGCATCAATGTCTGCCGGAGCATCGCGCAATATCTCCAGGGCAGAATAGTCGCCTTGAGATCGGACGGCCTTATCAACGACCGATGTTGGATATGCAGTATCGAGAGTCACTGTAGTCCCAGCTATATTTGCAACTCGGCGCCATGCGTTCTCTGGATCGGCTGCGGCCTTGATGTAGTCGCCAATTACTAGCGCAACCGCCGGAGGAGCCGATGCGATTACGGTTGTAGTCCCGTTGAATGTATACGTAACAGTTGGGTCAAAGTCTTGGTTCCGGACCAATTTGACGTATAAGACTTCATTTTCTGCCAACGTATCACTGCCAGGCCCGGCAAAAGTGAACTGCCTTGGGCTTAAGAGAGATTTAAGGATAATTGGGGATGTCCAACTGATGGTCCCAGCACTTATTGCGCTGTGCTTAAACCGACCATCACCAACTAGTATAGACCCTACAGCGTCATGCCAGGTATTTGAGAGATTGATGTTGCTAATAGTGGCACTAGAGTCATACCAATATTGGGTCCCGCCCAACTGCTTAATGCGGGTCATGACCATGTCCATCCACTCTTTAAATGTCCCCAGCTCCCAATCTCCGCCCACAAATGGGTCTGGCTGGGCTCCGCTAGTTATTAGAAGCGGGTTTTCATGTGCTGGAGATGGCGATTGCTCATTAGTGTAATCCGGGTTTACTCCGCCAGTACCAAGTCTGAATAGGTTTTGTTTGCAGTTTTTGACAGAGTTGACGGCTGAACCGGATAGGTTAACGATAGCGATTGGGCAATTAGTCCCGAACCCGGTAGTGTTGATCACGATTCTGTAGTCTAAAACCAAGCCGAGCGGAACTGTCTTTGTGAATTCAGCCTTAGATTCCACGTCCCAGAAGCTAACTAGGTCGTTTGTAGACGGGTCCGAAAGGCGCGTGAATTGGATCGATACGTAGTTATCGACGTTGGCAGTAAATGATCCGATTGTCTTAGCATTTCCCTGGATCACCATATCCGGTATGCTAGGGTCTACTTGTAAGAATGCTCCATCAATTTGCTCCGGCATCCACACTGTAGCTCCGCCGACTGACAGCGTGAGGTTGCTTACGTCGCCACCGATCTTTCCAGGCACACCGAGTAGGTTAAATCCATTAAGGATATACGGCGTACCGGAGACAAAGAAATTCAAGAGAGACTTGAAGTCGTATAGGACTCCCTCTTGTTCTGCCTTTAAATGTGGCGTATCAACTCTCTGATCGCTCAACCAGTTAAACTTCTGTTTGATCATGAAAAACCTCTACTTTATATTGAATTAGCGTAGATCCACGCTAGGGCGGTCCTATTATTTTAAGATCCGCGCCTAACTAACTAAATTCATTTATGTATTCGGATTGACCACCTGTAAAAACTTTCCAATAAAATTAGCCGAAAACGTGGAGATGGCCCTGGCTTCTAGCCTCCAGCTGTCTGAATGGAACACCACGTTCTCAATCTTTGCCATTATTATCCCATTCTTTCTATTTACTATTTGTATGGTACAATACTTCTGGTCGAAATACTGCTGCAAAGTCGCAGCGTTAATTATTCCGGCCATATTCGGATTGGTAATTTCTGACAAATACAGCCCCGTCAATGACCCATCCACTTTATATGGACCAGTGATGGCTATCTCTTGTGGTGTCGGGTCGTCTATGCCGTAGATAGGCCTTACGCCTTGTTCTCGGGTAATAGTTATGCCGGTAGCAAAGCCCACGACTTTGTTATTTATCAGCAACTTAACACCAGCTCCGGTTAATATTTTTGGCGATGACATCTGACACCTACGGTATATCTGGGTCGAATGGTCGTGTGTTACTCAGCAGCCCAGGCCCTGCGGGGTAAACGACTATTATAGTTATGCTTATCCCGGCGGCAGCGATTTCGTTGATCAGATCTTCGGCTGCTATCCTACCGGCAATCGTACCGGTGAGATATGTCGGATAATCCTTACCATCAACAGACGGCGCATATGGACGTAAGGTTCTTATAAGGTCCATCGTACCGCCGACATGGTTTTTCTTATATATATATGATGCATCCATTAGGAGGGAGTTATTAGAGGCTCTGCCTAAATACTTGACAGGCCCTTCTTCGTTTGATGTCCCATAATCAAATACTACATACCCGGTCTGATCGGGGAAATTAGAAACTGAACTGGCCGTCTGGATGACTGGATAGACTCGGCCTGCAGATATGGTCTGGGCCGGGGTCGATGAGACTCCGCCGATAGTATAACCGCTTTTGGGATTAAATAAGTATGACCCCAAGTAGTCGCGGTTTGTAGATGTTCCATGTATATGCCATGCCCCCTCCAGTGATCTCCGAACGATTCTAGCCGTGGCTGGGATGTAGGCCACGATCTCACGGGGATTAACCTCATATATAGAGGCCTTTCTGGCCAAGCTATTAAGCGTGAACTTCTTGGGCGAGAAGAACATAATATCTGATGAACTAGTAATGAGCGTGGAGACTCCGGCCACTGCTATCGGATTAGCCACTTCAAAATATGCGGCTCCGAGTCCTGCTGGATAGACAGCCTCGATTGTATAAGTTCCGGCCTCATCTGCTGGAAACGGCGTAGATTTAATTGTGACATAGTCGCCAATCTGAACAAATTGTAAGCTCGGATTGCTGCCGCCTGTCCATGTATAGCGCACTCTTCCGTTTATCTGGCTTGATGTAAATTGTGTGGCTGATCCACCGCCGACCTGTGTAGTCGACCTTACTGTCGGGAATAGCAGGACTGGTTGTGCCGAGCCACCAACGACACTAATGGCGGACTTAGGCCCTCTGGTGCCGGAGAACAGTTGTATAAAGTAATCGCCGCTGACTTGATCGATATACTGCTGGGCGTAGAATGTCTCCCCGGCATCAATTGCAAATCGAGATATCACTTGAGCTATTTCTAGTGCGGTAGCCTGGGATATGTTAGTGAAGTCGGCTGATTTGAACTCCACCCGAACGATCTTTCCGGCCTCGGACTGCACGTATAAATCCATTCCGTCAACCAAGGCATATGGGCCAGCGATACCATTAATTACATTGGCATGCGTGGCTTCTTCTCCATAAAATTGCTCTAGGATGTTCAGGAACACGTTGGTTATGAGCTGCTTATTGCTAATAGTAGATACCAGCTCTCTGAAGGAATCGTCATCCATCCCAACACCTTGGGGGCGCGTAATTCCGTATCTAGATGCCAGCTTGTCCAAGAATCGCTCTTCTGCTGTAGCCACTAACAAGTTCTTTTTGACCTCGAGTATATTAGCCTCGTTGATAGTATCAGAATCCGCCAAGGCTTCAATTAGAGCATTGACAAATGGTCCCTTGATGAATGGATTGAGAAATGATCTTAATCTTTTATAAACTTCTTGAGACATTCCAATTCTCCATTATACGATCAATTCGTACACTTCAGCAACTTCTTCCCAACTCTTCAGTTTGTCTATATTACACGCCCCATAAGCATACGGGGCAACTCTTTCACTGCCAGATTGGATCTCGTCCGAATAAACTGGATCGTTTATGTAACAATCCATCGAATTGAGAAGATACCTCTTACGAGCGGCGAATGCCTTACGGCGGTTAAGTTTGCGTGTAAGAATAAATTCAGCTTGTATTCCCAATGCCATCTCCGATTATGTCGCCAGTGAAATTATAATATCGCTATTCAGATTAACTACAAGTGGCTTTTGATTTGGCTGCGAAACTATTTGGTCATTCGCCACATTATATGCTGGACTTGAAATACTCACAGCCTGAATGCCGTCAATAGACTGTGCAGCACTTACGATCTGCGAGAATACGACAGGCTCACCAACGCCAAGGCCGTTGATGTAAGCGGCCACAACAGACTGCACCCTAGTTTTAACAATCGAGAACGGAACCCCGGTACGGTTTCTCACCACGATGGATACTTGAATACGCTTAGGGAGAGCCGCCTGGATCTCTATGTAGCTGCCTGTCGCTGCCCAGCCTGGATAAGTTACTGGGTCTGAAGCATCTCCACGGATCTCTTGGCCTACCGCTGCGATCAGGCCTTGGTAGTACCTGTACGAGTCTGCTCCGAATTTCGGGGTAGTACTGAACGCCAGTTTGCTTTCGGCGGTCATATAAGATGACAAAGTGTTAGATGCCAGCCCATTTAACTCGGTGCCCTCTATAACGACTACCGCGTTAGCAGAATTCTGTGGGTCGTAGTTAATATTGATGATCTTTGCGTATGTTGTCAACAAATCGCTCCCAGTCGCCACGATATTGGAATACTGCGCCCCGAGCGAAGAGATGGTATAAGGGGATCCGGATGGGGTGGGCATGACACCGTCGACTCGAATAGATGTATCGCTATTAATTGCAGTCACCGTGTACTGGCTATTGTATGATACGTTTGAGTCAGAGTACACGAAGTCTATTATATCGCCTGGCCGAATGGAATCGAATGTATATAGCTGCAGTTGGTTTCCTTGGAATAGGCCTATCGATGTATCGTTCTCGATTACATTTGGATTTTCTATGTATAAGTAGCTGACTGATGCATTTCCGAACGTAGAGTGAACAACAAACTCTCCCGGAGTTGTCCCGCCAAAAACGCCCCCATTAGTGAATACAGCCCTATCGGTCTTATATAACTTCCTCTGTGCTGACCCAATGTCTGCTACTGATACTACAGCTGGCAATCCGGGCTGGTAGTATTGCAAAGTCGATGCGCCGTTGGCCACTGCTCTGAATATCCCGTTAAATGACGTATTAGTTAGGCCAGAGACTTCGACAGTAACTGATGTGCCAATGGTGATAAGATGGGGGACTGTCGTTGTAATAGTGGACACCGAGTTGCTATCGCGCTCTACGTTATTCACTGAATAAGTTTCAAAGAACAGCGGATTAGTGCCCGTGCCAGTATACGAGGCGCACGTGAACTTACCCTGCTTCTCGATCCTAATTTGACTTAACCCGAGACCACCAATGTGTCTTCGTTGCGTTTGGAAGTATCCAAATCGATGGGCTGGGTTTGGAGAGTTCGCTATCGAGATATCCGTGTAGGTCAAGCCGGGCGTAATCGCAATAGATGTAGACGAGGTCAGGCCCATCGGCTTCTTTATCGGATACAGGTTGGACATCTTTACCCACTGTCCTGGCTGGAACCCAGATATTGAAGCGCGAGGTACGGAGAATTTCAGAGCTGTCGAGCTTATTGCAGTTGCTGAATCGACGAGGGCAGCAGAGCAAGAGTTTGCTAGTCCGCCAGTAACCTGTACCGATCCAGACGACCCAAATAGCTCTGACTGAATGGCCGTTGAGCCGCCGGCATTCGCATCTACAACATCGCCTTGCGTGGACAGGCCAGTTACAGAGAATACGTTCATCATTCTGGTTACTTGCTCGGCTGTAATTGGAAGAAGGTAGAACTCCTCGCCGTTTAAGTCTAGGCCCCAAATCGACAATGGGTCTTTCAAAGTGAAGTCATTTGTGGGGATAGATACGGTACCGACGGATGAGCTTAGCATATATGTCTGTCCATCGTCTAATGTGTACGAGGCTGTAGATCCGGCAGTATCGTCTAATGTTGAAGTGGAAATGATACCGGTATCAGCGCCGACTGCGACCGCTGTTACATAGTCACCGAGACTTGATCCGATGTGCGCTATAACTGCCGCTGCCGTATTAGAAGCAGCCAGCGGATAGAACTGCAAAGATGCGGCAGAAGATAGGGTCTTGTTGTTCTCTGATGTCCCAGAATATTTGGTGACTTCAAAATAAGTATTAGTTACTGCAGTGACAATGAAAGTGCCTGTGTTGTTAGACGAGAACAGACTAGCTGAGGATATTGTAACTACATCGCCAGAAATAATGGAAGCCGACAGGAAGTTTGGGGCAGTACCGTTTGTGTTATACGTATACCGCCACGTATTACCGCCTGGGTTAGTAACGTCGAATTGTGTAGTCGCATCCCAAGACCCGCCGGTCCGGAGGGCTCCAGATCCGAGATAAACTGAGACTTGCGTATCGGAGCTTACAGATACAGAGCTAGTTATTGCCTGGCTCGGGGTACCGGGATAGAAGACCCCGAATTTAGTCAGGCTGCCAGCTGGGCCGAAGTCAGCCGCAGAGATCTTCATAGTATTGTCTGCGCCTGCTGGGTCTACTATATAGCGAGCCTTAAAATGCACCTTGAAGTTGGAGAAGTCGAAGTTATCACCGAAGGATTGTGCCCAGTTACCAGTCGGTCCATAGTCGGCATCATACGCCTTAAAGGTAGTCGTCCCAGAGGAGTTGTATACGACACCGCGGCGAGCTAATTTAATATCGAATGTCTTGCTAGTTGGGTTGCCATCCATGATAACTGCCAATGAATCCTTGGTCGTCAGATCAATCGGGCATGATATGTAGTATCTGTCGTTTAGCTTGATAGGCGCTAGCAGTTGCGAATCCTCGATTGTGGCTATTGCACCGGTATAATTCTCAATTGGGCGGATGAGGTTCTTATTTGATGAGTATTGGTTTGAGTCAGTCTGGTATGGGTTTAGGAATGCGATGGATCGATCTTTTGGTACAGTAAATGCAGTCGGAGCTGTGACTGTTGTGTATGGAGAGGTAAGATCAGCCGCAGCTATCTTCGCATGCTGGAACTCAATCATCTGGCCATCCGGCTGTGATCGGTTCTGTGCAATATGACTCACACGTGATGTGTGGAGTACGCCAAGATCAAATCCCAATGTTTTGGCCGTAATGTTCTGCCCGGCAATGTAGATGCTTCCAGAGTTTGGATCCAATGTCTTTGTCATCAGTCTTAAGGCCACGCCGTTTATGATCGCTGCATTTATTGGCAGATCCTGTGAATCGAGATACGTCACTATGTCGCTGAGTAGTACGGTACCAGTCGGAAGCAGCGCTTTGTATACCAGGCCAGTTGAGCTTGTCACTACCATGTCATCGTTACTTGCCAGGTTAACAGATTCTATGGTACCAGAAGTTTTATATACGTCTATATATTCTTTAGACGCCCCAACGGCTATTACTTTCCAGCTACCTGTATTGTTGACGCTGAAGACGCCGTTATTTGGGACTACAAGCCATGGTGCAGCCAAGAAGCTTGTTGTAACGTTGAGAAAATCGTTTGGCGCGCCAGTGAATCTCCAGACATTCGTCGATGGATTAGTCACTGATATGGATGCTCCGGCTACAGGCGAGATGCTCACTCTCTGAGCGGGGGAGTCGACGATAAAATACATTTCGCCAGCTGGTGCAGCTGACAGCGATGTCGAACTAGTTGGGAAGTCGATGCTATCCACAAATCCCTGAGTATACCGAGATCCTGCAGTAAGAACGTCCCCAGCTGCAAGTGGAGAGGCGAGCTGAATTTGGCCAGTTGATCGATTTAGGCTATAGTCTTTTGCGGCACCTTGAGAGAAATCGCCAGCAGTGAACATTAAGCCCGTCGATACTAGGTCTCCGCCGGTAATCTCCAAGCTGCCTCTATCGTTAGCGCCACGATTCGACACGATCTTTATTTTTCCGCCCTCGGATGTCGCTGTGATGCCAAGAACTCTGTCATTGAATACGCCAACCCAAGAATCTAAGCTGTTATACTGGCTAACTGTGGGATACCCATAAGGTAGGAAATCAGCATCAACAAAAGTTACTGTCTGGCTGATCCCATCGACTGATAGCTGAATAGCATCACCGTTAGCAATCGCACCCCAGCCAGCGGGCGAAGTAGAATATATAGTAGGCACGATACCGTCTTTATACAGCAGCTCCTCGTTCTTGTATAGCCTCAATGTATAGTCCAGATCATCAGAGAACTTTATGAAATCATTCGCATCGACGCCAAATGTCGGGACTCGGTTCTGGATCTCTTCGTTCTTGAAGTCCCTGCCGAAGATCACGATCTGCTTGTTGTTATTATACCCAATTGCCGAAAACCCTATATTTGGGCTATCATTGATCGAATTGATTACTTCAAAGGTGTCGGCGGCCCCTTCAGTGGCAAAGTCTCCAGCACTAAAGAGGTGGGTCGTCACCACGCCGCCGACGGAAAAGGACAGTGTCATCCCGGAACTGATGGCGAAGGGGGCCTGATTGGCCGAGATGAGTAGGGCTTTGGTTAAATCTTCTTTTTGAAGTTGGAAATATAATTCACCGCCATTGGCATTGTCAACAATCTGCTCGAACCCTTGACCTGCAAATATCGGGTTATACCCAGTCGAATCATCGATGAATAGAGCTGAGGGCTCTTCGTTGTTGGCCGGCTTACGGATTTGGGCTGAGGTGACGGTCTTGTTATCGTCTTCACTGGTTACACCGATCGATGCTTGGATGATTGCAAGATCTGTGCCACGCACTCTCGTCTTCTCTCTGCGTTTGATATATTCGCGGAATTCCGCATCCGACATTATATCGGCGCCGCTCACGAAAACGAGGGGGTTTGTGCACTTGATTCCGGGATATGGCTCACTAGTGAACTCTACGATCGCGCCAGCCGCTACGTTCCCAATCGTTCCCACCTGGGTGCAGACTACGGATACGGCGGTTACTTCAGACTCTCCGTCCAGGATTGTAGCGGTATTCACTACGCGGTATGTGACGGGATCGCCAGTAACACCAGTCGCCGTTTGAACGAGCTCTCCAGCGTTGATGATTTGGTTGCCACCTTGAGACAGGATCACTGACTCGCCGATATTATGATTTTTTGTAGTTGGGGTGGTCAACGTCATCTGGTAATACGATCCAACTAGGGTAATTGACGTATACGAGAGAGGCCCTTCATAGTTATCTGTGCCTCGCCCAAGGTAGATAGCCCCAGAGGCCGGGAATGTGGATCCGTCGGCGATATTGATCGTTACTGACCCAGAGGCCGGGGCTTGGGTGCCCTGGTAGATCTTTGAGGAGATTTTATCAAAATTACCGCGATATACGGTGATATTCCCAACAGATGCCGTGGCTTGGGGCCTTGCGATACCGCTGCTTGCGGCTATATTATCGAGGTCTTGGCCGGTGGATTTATCGATGTCCACGATGCTTAGGGCATTCATGATGTCGTTCTGGCTCTTAAAGTCGCTCATGGCGGCAGCTTCGATCAAGCTACGCGCTCCAGACCCCTCGACGAGGTCGTTGATCCCTGATTTACTCTTTATTGTTTGTGCCATCTCTTTAATAATCTGAGACAGCGAACGTAACTGTATCGCCATATTCTTTATTCCTTTAGGGATTGGTAATGGAGGGAGGTAGAGAGGGAGGGTTTAATACATTTAAGATGCTGAGCTAAATCCTTATTTTCTCTAATTAATTCTAAATGATAACGGCAGGATATCGTCATTGGCAGTGAGGACGGTTAAGGATATGTCTACGACGCCTGATTCTCTGTAAATATTCATGGATTCTACTGATTTGAACCGAGGGTCAGCCGTCACGGTGGATATGATGGAGTTCTTTATATTATCGATGGTTACGTCGGCCTCCGAACTACCGATCTCGATCCCAGCCCCGAATCCTGGGTGTAGCATGAGCTCGCCGAGTGCGATCTTGAACTTGAGGATCAGTGCCTGGATGAGGTTCGCTTTCCCGTATGCGATATTCGTGAATCCGTCCTGCTGTACCACAAGGTCTCCGTCAGCATCGAGCTGGAAGTCGATATAGGCCATTTCCAGCAGCTGTTCATCCGTATTAATCACTGAAATGAGCTTAGAATCAACGGAATTTAGCGAAGTGCTCGTATCAGTCGGGATGTAGATAGTCATCTGACTGTTCACTGTATTTGGTAGGTACGACTTCATTTTGGCGTTATTGGCCGTCTTATACTTGTCTAGGTCTGCCTCTCCGTCGACAGATATTATATAGTTGCCGAGGGTGACTTTTTTGATCGACTGGATCTTGCGCTTAGTAACCGCCACGGTGTCGCTATATAGGTAAACGATCTGATTGAGCTGCAGGTTATCTATCGACGTGACGCTGAACTGTCTACCGTTAGCGTTGGTTAAAAGCGGAAGTACGAATCCTGCTTCGTCTATGTATGGCGCCTTCAGGTTATTAGCCGCCACAATTTCCATCCACCTAGCCGCATCGCCTAAATAGTTCTGAGCTAGCCATTCAAGATTCGTGCCAGCTGGGAATGGAACTTCAAATTTATATCCATGGGAGCTTATGTCAATGCCGTTTTCGGCAGCGGTGTTAACATAGAATTGCTGGATCAAGTCAGCCGGAGATTCAGGGGCTAGAAGGCCGGAAGACAGTAGACTGTACATCTGGGTATTTATGTCATTGCAAGCATTCAATATGCTCCAATATGGACTATCCGACCCTTGTTCCGTAGCAATCGGCCCAACAGTTTCAGCCAATTGGTCTATATTCTCTATTAATTCTATTATATCATTGTCCTCAGTAGCATACGCATTTTCTATGGTGTCTGCTACTAGCTGTTGTTGTGAATATGTCAGCTCTAGCCCACTTACCGATGCGGCCTTGCCAGCCGAATAGACCATTCTGTCTGCTTTTTTATCATTAGCAGCATTATCTGTAGATTTTGCTGATGGCGATTTGAATGCTGATAAGTCCAGGCCGGGAATTGCTCCAGATTGAAGCCTGGGCTGGGACATGCTTGCAATCAGATCTAATTTCACTTTCTTGTCCGCGGCACTTGATGAATCATTCACTATTGCGTCCTTCATTCCCATCACATTAAGCGTAACGCTATTCCAGAAAGAGGCCGTACTCTTCAGCGACCTTTCAAATGACTTGCCAATATCGACTATATTCTTTGGAAAATCATAAACATCCTTCACAATTAATATGACGTTTGTCAAAGGGCCAATTATGCTTGTTTCCACATCGGTTTTAGCAGCTTTAACAAGATCGAGCGAGCTCCGAATGATGTCCCTAGAGGTCGACACAATATTAGTAAATCTTTGCCATTGGCCAATATCGTTCTTGAGCGTATCATTTGGATTAGAGGCCTTGTTCATGATCTTTACACTGTCAGTTGATAGTGTGCCCCATGCTGTACCCTGGAAACTATATGTGTATTCCATAGGAGATGATGCCGATCTTCGATATGTAAAGTTCTTGGGCGTTATCAGATAGATGACATTATCCTTCTTATTGACAAATGCCAATCTGTAGGATTTTCCAGAATTCGACTGGTTCCCCCTCTTTATTTCATTGTATAATTCGAGCAAAGATCTTAACAAGTGCAACCGATAATAACCAGATTGTCGACCCTGCTGCGATGCATCTATAGTATTTAAACTCTTTTGACTTGTGGAGAAGCTATTGTTATTATTGCTTCCGATATAGTTCATCAACGAAGTCAGCTCATTAAACGCCGAGATTGTAGTGCCGAATACAGTACCAGCGTCAGTTTGACTCGCGTTACTTGGGTCGTAAGATCCGCGACGCCCACCAGAAGTATCGCTGTCCACCCCGCCTTCGCTCTCGTGACTTAGAAAGTCTGGCGTCAGTATGCCTGTGGTGCCGCTAAAAGATATCTGACGAATCGGCGCTCCGTTATATTCCTCCAATACACCCCTACTTGTAATAGTCAGATTATTGGCGTATGGCGCAGCTATAGTTAATTCTTGAGGTGATATCGAGAGTGCTAGTGAAAGTACTTCGTAATATAACGGATTAGATGCATCGCTCCCAGCCTCTACTCTCAATATTGCAAGTCCGTATGGATAAGACTTACTCCAATCTGTTGGCTCAATCCTCTCTATATTTAGTCCTCTGGACATAATGGACGTCTTGTATCCACCGGCTAATTCTGTTTCGAGATTCTTAATCTTATCTGAGACATTGACCGGATTAAGGTCTAAGTCTATCGTATTCTTTTGCCCCCTAGCAGAGGCAGGTCCTTTTCCTGGAATTGGACTTGATCCTGGCGTTCCATCTATGGCGTTGATCCTATCATTTATCTTACTACCTTCAGTTAGCAACGATTTAGTTAAATCTTGCTGTATTACATCCAATAATCCTAAATTTTTTGCCATACCATCTCCTATAACACTTTGTATATTCTGGCTAAATCGTCTGTTTTATAGTCCGCCGGAACTGCAGAGCTAAGTTTGATGCTTGTGGTCCCCAGCAGTGCTAGAATTGTCCGCGATATGATTGGCTGAGAATCCGATAATATATTGATTGTATCGCCAATATTCAGCCCGGTCAGATTCGCCACTTGAATTATGTTAGTACCATCATTCGCTATAACCTTCTTAGTATTAAAATATGAATCATATTCGGCCTTTATCGCCACGTTCGCATCCTTGAGGGACTGGACATGGCCGGCTCCTGAATTAGAACTCAGGTATCTAGAATAGCTGCCATACATCACGTTAATCCGCTTATCCAGCCACATATGTCGTTTATAGTACGGATTGGTAACATCAGTGGCGGCGAATGTTTCGCCTGTAGGCTGAGTCAGCGCTGTCGCAGCAGAGCCACCAAGGGCTGCCAGTATTTGACCCTCTCTGGCCGGGGCTTGACTTAAACGCGTAGATATCAGGGATGAGATTGGGCCCAGCGAGGTGAACCGGTTCCCAGATCCAGTCCGAGGCAAGGCCTGGAATGCTGCAATAGTGCTGAGAGCAGATCCTGTATTAGCCGCAGCAGTTGAGTTCTGCGCATTGAATGGCGATCTTGAGTCTGTATTACCACCAGATTGGGTCTGTTGGTCAGATAGCTTGGCCTGCCATTCAGCAACCAACGCATCAATGTGCCCAGCCAGATTTTCGAGATATTCGTCATAGTTAGCGCTATTTAGCTCCTCCAACTCTTTGGTCGTAAACGCAGATACCCCTTGAGCTAAAGTAGGGTCACTAGCACTAGTGGACACTGGCACCAGAGCTTGGACTTTTACATAGTATGTGTCTGGCGCCGGGAATGTTCCGGTCACAAGTGTTATGGAATTCACATTATATAGTCCAGATGCAGTTCCATCATACAGATATGCAGGCATACCGGCAGATATCGCCGGTAATACGGCGGACACAAGGGTCTGCTCGGCCATAGATCCGGCAGTTATAGTACCAGTAGTGGCCGTAGTGCCAGAGCCGCCGATCCCATTTTGCAGTCGCTCGATCATCTTAAAAAGCGACAGCGTCTCGACCGGATTGGTCAATATATTAAGCTCGTATCGAGCATCTGGGCCAGTTGAAAAAAATATGCCACGAGTTTGATTTACTGCCCATCCGTCATAGTCTACGAGCGGGGCGAATTGTTTATAGGCAATAGACGGTGTAAATGGGAAGAATATATTTGGTGGTGTTAGGGAATTTCGTTTGGCCGACTCTTGTATATCAGTCTCGGTGTAGGTAGGGGCATAAAGCCCGTTGATCTGTCGGTATTCAACCTCGTATGACGTACATTTGGAGTGGTAGTCATCCCAGAATGCCTTATTGGCATTATCTACGCCAAGTAGTTTAGCGGCATTGGCATTCATTCCGGCTATAGTCAGATCAAACCCCTGGTTCTCGGTGACGATATTGATCTGCCGTCGGGTTATATTTTTAATGTCATCGCTTGAAAAACTAGGCATTTTAACTCCCCAATATGGTCGTAGACCCAGTTATAATTTGTGATACTACGGGGACACCAAGGTTCCCTAGACCTATCACTTGGCTTATACCGACTAAAGCGATTGGCGCAGAACCCTCATTCAGCATCAATAATTGCCCCTTCACTGTAGTTATACCGTCGCTCTTTACTGTGAGAGTCGGCCCGGCCTGAATCGTACCCGAAGCCCCAGCTTTAATATTCAAAGTTGTCCCGGCCTTTATATCCATTGATGTACCAGACTGTAAAGCCGCGGAAGTGGCAGATTTGATCGAGATATCGGCAGACGACTCGATTGAAGTGGAGTTCTTGGAGAAGAGGGATAACTGTTTATCGGCACTAATCGAAGCATCTCCACTAGTGAATATCCCTATTTGCTCGTTGCCCTTATCAAGCGTTATAGAGTTCTTCCCGTCTCCGAGTTCGATGATCTTAGATGCCCTATTCAGAGTTAGAAACTGCCCTTCGTTTGTAGACAGGGTAATGCCGCCGTCCTTGTCGATCTTGATCTTGGAGCCAGCCGCAGATTGGAAAGCCTTCTTGCCGGCTAGATCTATTGGGGAGTTATAGGTTATGGTGTATTCCCCGTCCTTATTTATATTTATGTCAAGTCCATTAAATTGGAAGTCGTAGAATTTCCCGTCAGCCCTCTTGTAGCCCTCTCGGTTGTGATCTGTCAGACCCCCGATGATGACGGCGTTCCCACCGACGTTTATGCCGTCTATGCATAACAGGAGGACTCTGGCGCCACCATCCTTCTCTTTGTCGTTCTGGGATATCTCCAGGGTGTAGTTTAAATGGTCATTGATATTCCCAAACACGTCTACTTGGCGGCAATTCCGATATGTTAAAACCGAAGCTCCGCCTGCCGCTTTGAACTCCGCCACGTTCACGTCGTACTCTAAGTGACGTTTAGATATATTGCCTTGATCATCCGGATAGTATATCTTGGTCACGATACCACTCTTTAGCGAATGGTTACTGTGAACATCGGCTGCTGCATCATACTGAACATCAGCCGTAAGATTCGATGGGATCATGCTCCCGTCTGACAAATACATCCCTTGCTCCTATTAATTACTGCTACTCGCGGAGGGTCGTTTCTTGACCGCCTTCACTTTCTTTTTAATTTCCTTAGCTCTCACCTTTGGACTCGTCTTCTTTTTAGCCTGCTCTTTTTTAGTCGATGAATTTTTAGCATTCAGCGGGTTAGTTTTATCGGAAACCCCGACTATCTCGCCCTTATCGGCTTGAGAGATTATCGGCACATCGTCTATATAAACCTCTGTATCAGTGTATCCGGGCAGGTTTTCTCGGCGATCATTCTGCCTCATGACTGGCTCGCCCACTGATTGATCGCCAGATATATCCGAAGCGATAAATCTGCCGTCTTCCATCATCCCATTTGTTAACCCTATGGTCGTTCTGAATATTTTGGACCCATATGCCCCATCCACCATGTATTCGTGACTCACTGACTCAATATGAAATACTTTATCTTCGAGCTGCAAATTATCTCCTACGCATATAGGCTCGACAACTCCAGCAACTGTAACCGATCCAGTGAACTTTAGCGCACCATTCATGTTGAAATCTGCGATCAGATTAGTCCACTTATTGATGGATGTTACCGTCTTTTTTGCCGTTTTATCGGTATTGGTGGCAGCATCGTTTCCAGACTGGTCATCGATCACATCTGCAGTTGATGTGACGATCAGTGGCCTCAGGCCGTTTCTGGAAATATCAAGCGGATCAAGTGCGGTATTTCCGTCTGCTATCTGCTGATACATCGCCCATCTTTGATCCTTAGCTTGATAAACTTTGGCATATGCCTGGATAAAATTAAACCGAGTTGAATCATTTGGGCCTATATTGTATCCCATGAGTAATTCATTAGCAATGCGCCATCTAGGCAGGCTCGAAAACCTGGTGTTGGCAATCGACGTTCCGTTGAAAAATCTTGTAGTAAAGGGTATCTGGCGCATTATCAAATACGGATAAATAAATCCTTCTTCGTTAGCTCGTAGAGTGCAGTACATCTCGTTGATACTTGGATTCAGATGGGTGGCTAGTAGGGACCACACGGTAGCATTGTTGAACATATCTGGGGCGCCCCATACTCGCCCAGCCAATGCAATCCCAGTAGAGTACATCCTGTTACCAATTTTTTGCAAACTACTCTGCCCAACCGGCATATACTTATTTTCTGGATATTTTTGTATGCCGAAGATGCCATGTAGCACGTCAGAATACTTTAAGAGGCCCTGACTTGGCAATCCCAAAAGTGCGGCGATCGCTTTTGGGATTAAAAATGCTCCATTGGGGCTCTTTACTGCTCCAGCCGACTTCTTTCCGGTGTCAGTAGGCCCACTACCAAGTACGGTCGATACGAGAAACCGGGCTATTTCCTCTATTGGGATGCCCTTAACTCCAACGCTCTTTATCCAAGATTGCCATTCATTAGTCATTCCAATCAATAGATCGAGTTGTCGCCCAAATACGGAGCCCGACTGCGTCAAAAGTGGATTGGAATAGAACTGCCCCTGGAATTCAGAGAAGGACTTTAGAGTCACTACATATCTCAGGGTCTTTACGCCGAATTCATTAGTAGAAAAAATCTCTCTAACCGATTGAACACGACCTATGAACTTCAAACCAGACTGGAAATCATTGGCTTGCTTGCCGGCATAGACCTGATTCGATACTCTATCGAACGTAACTGCGTCATTTGTGATCCATACTAGCGCATGCTCGCCGGTTGAAATTGCAGACGCGTAATTAATTTGTCCTGATGATAAGACGATTTCGCAAGCACCCACGGGATTGGACTTTGTACTGCTTATTTTGATTGAAATGACGTCAGAGACAACAACAATTTGCTTACGCGCTATAACAGAGTTTGCGGCGTCGGACTTAAAATCGTCGGTGCGATTATAAGTATTCCGGACTTGAAATCGAATAAAACTCACTATAGGCTGCGGCTGTGATTGATGTGCGTCTGGTGAGTTTGGTAAAATATCAATGATTTTCATTATTTAGAACCCACTTTTCCCTTAGCGGCTGGCGCACCTACCTGGACGTTAGCTCCTTCTGCGCTCGATCCTGAATACCCACTGCGTTTTTGTTTTATGTCCTCTGCTGCTGTATATAATGCTGATATGATGGAATTGAAAGCTTTTGTCAATTCAGGATATGTCTTAGTGGACAAATCTACTCCTGCATTTAATGCGACTTCGTTGGCTTTATTCGCAGATGTCAGCGCAGCAAGAAATTTCTCATTCTGTTCCACATATTCTTGTTGCATCTTGTCCATCTTCATTCCGCCACTAACAGATTGTGTAATTGCTTTCCATGCAGTAGATTCTTTATCAAATCCCTCGCCAGACTCGGGTAGCCGCTCTAGCATTTCTGGGATTCTTCCTACAGCCCCGGTTGCCATGGCTTGTTTAAGCCCAGCAATGGCCCTAGTTTTTTTGAAACCTCCACCAGCAGCCCACTGTGCTGCCGTTGCTGCGTCAGTGTAGAGTCCCTTCATTCCACCCAACTTTTTGGCGAGCTCCACGTTCTCTCCAGTGACGTCGATACCATATTGCGCTTCAACATCTGCTGCTTTAGCCGTAATGTCACTCTCTGCTGCATACTGACTGATGAATAAAGCTCTTGCTGCGGTACCGGTCTGCTTAAGTGTGCCCGCTTTTTCTGCTTTTCCCCAAAGCTCTTGTGCTCTTTGGATCTTAGTTAGCTGAACGGCACCCAAGTCTGAACCTACGAGGCCACTAAGTAGACCTTGCGCCTCTTCAGCCCCCTGGAGTGCAGTCAAATCAACCTTACCACCTGCGCCTGGGACAATGAATCTGGCGATCTGAGAAGATAGGGCGCTAATATCTTGCTTAACTCCCGCCTGTGAAGCCATGGCCATAGTCATTTTGTTAAATTCTTCCAGAAGTCCAGAATTTTTTATACCCACTGCAGTTCCAACAGAGCCTATATCTTCCAGGGTCTTCTTTGCCGTGGTAGTTCCGCCAGTTCCAAGTAATGCCGCTTGTCCAGTTAATTGAGCCGTAGCTCCAAGATCCATCTTAGACCTAAGAGAGACCTGCCCGGCGACTTTTGCTAATTCTGTAGTTTCTCCACCATCGAAACCGTACCCCCTCATTCCAAGTGCTAACTGACGAGCTTCATCGGTAGTACTCAGAGCTGCGGATTGCATTATCCCTCTGATACTTGTGTGGTAAGACTGATCGTTCATGTTGAGTAATTTTTGATAGTGGAATCGAGCTGGGGCTTCTTTTTCAAAATTGTCAATTAAATCAGGCATCAGAGATGCAGCTTCGATGTCGCCCTTGTACTTTTCTTTTGCTTGCGCCATAGCTGCTTCTCGCCCACCGCGATAGAACCTCCACAGATCTCCGGCGGATGATACCGTCCAGGCTGATCCAGCCGCAATGCCCGCCAGACCTAATCCACCAGCTCCAAGCAGTGGCACAGAGCCAGCAGCTGTAGCGGCTCCTGCGGCTAATTTTGCCCACATTAGATTTTTTTGAGCATCTATTTCCTCCTCGGCTTGATCCATAGCTTTTGATGATGACTGAATAGTAGTCTCCAAAAGTGCATCTTTAATGGACCCAGACAGAGCCGCTCGTTGCTGGCGTAATATTGGAGATGCAGCTGCTGCTTTATAACTGAATTCTGTGCGCTTGGTCTTGATAAATTCAGTTTCAAAGGCAGCTTCAGCCGCTGCGGCGGCTCCGATAACTCCCCCTAATGTAGTACCAACACCAGCACCAGCACCAGCAGTAGGAGTAGGGGGAGGAGTAAGAGGAGGCGGAGCATTGGCGGCCCTACTTTCTAAAAGCTCCAAATCCCTCCCTTGCCTTCCTCTAACTCTTGATAGAGTCTCCTCAGAAGCCCCTTTGGCCTCCATCCTCTTCAGTGCTTCCATCCTGCGCTCGATGCGTTGAGCGGTCTTATCCATTTCCGTGTAGAAATTCTTAATTTCCCGGTTAGTAAGATCCTTCAGGGTAGATGCAAGCTTCTCCATGGATTTAGACGGAGCTTGCCCCATCTTTTCCATGTTCTTTATTACGTCCTGGATCTGTCTAGAATATTGAGACAGGTTTCTGGCATCTACTGGTGAGCCTCGGCCCGAGACTTTATCCAACTTCTGCTTCATCTCGTCGGTGCCTTTGGCCTCAAACTCTAGGACTATCTTTTTGACAAATTCATCTAACATGATTATTCCTCAAATGTAATCTGCCCTTCCTCTGGCAGTTGCTCGTTTACCGAATTAACAAGCTGCTGTGCGGCATCGCTAATAGTAGCCGCCGCTTTCTGAATCGCCTTGGTGGCAGATTCATTCGCTTGGATAGCGCCCTTTTTCTTCAGCTCTTCTAGCTGGTTGGCCATCCATTCATCATCGGAGATCTCTGCATTGGCGGTAAGGACCTTTTTGTCCCCAGACAGAACAAGCTTGGACAGTTCCTTCTCTACTTCTTCCTTTGCTGAGGCTAGTTGGTCCGGATCCGTATTATTAAACATGTCCTCTAACATGATCAATGCCACTTTATGGGCAGGGACTTCATATGCTTGCTCAAGCGGTGTATGATAGGTCTTTGAGTAGTGCCTGTAAGCTCTTTCTATCCAATCTTCGATCAGATTCGAGTCAATATTCCGCAACGCAATATTCTTTATTGCATGCAAATCTCGTGCTGAAAGGGCTGGTTGACCGAAACTGCTCATCCTTTTAACGCCTCTTCGTTCAATTTCTGAACCTCTTCGGACCATTTAACGCCCTCTTCCTTAATCTTCACTAGGAGTGCGTATAGTGGCTCCATATCCACCATATTCTTGCCTGAATCCGACTCTTTCCACCAATCCGGGCCGTCTATGACCTTTACGGCCAGCTCCGACAGGACGATTGCATCAGCCCTATCTCTGGGTGACACGGACTGGTCATTGGGCAGGAAATTCTTATATAATCTAGCCTCAGCAAGTCGCTCGGAATTACTGAGGACGACTTTGACCTTAAAATCGCCCAAAAATCTAGACCCGGTGACCTCACCCTTGGTGTCTAGAAAAATGGAACGGATATGCTCTGGTAATCGCATATTAACCTCTCTATTTAGTTGTTATGGAATAGTGGATAGGGTGGGTATTATAAGATTAAGACGGGATGCTAAGATCTTGTTTTTCCTGCGCTAATTGGCTTAATGGAATCTGGCTTTTGCCCAAACTATATTAACGGGTTTCCTTATTATAGTTTCGCGGCTGAAAGTATATTAGCCCGTTTAATGCTTATTCAGTCTTTCTTGCTGAAAATGACTGGCAGTACCATCCTTCGGATCAATGAACTATTTTTGATCAAAGCTTCAATACGATTCACAGATATAAATCCGCCTGAGCTTTTTGTGAGATTCAATTGACCGGGTTTTGAATCTTCAATCTGATTTATCTTTCGTACTCCCCAGAGCTTTCTTTTCATCTCGCTGCCTCCGCTTAGGCTTGAACTTTATTAATGCTGCTACAAATTCAGTATGTTTTTTGTAGCATATTTTGTTTTAAATGCTGCTACAAATTCAGTACACTTTTGTGGCAAGTTTACTCAGCTAATGATTCGCAGTAGCTATGTGTGGAAATCATATCTTGCGCGCATCATTTGCTGCTTGTCCTCCGGTATAGCGTCGAAGACTAGCCGGAGCGGTATATCCCCACCTGGTCGCCTCTGGAGATTATATACGACATTCCATGGATCATATTTATCGCCTCTGATAACATCGAAAATGTCTTGTGCTGAGCTGTCTTTATATTTATCGCATAGGCCTTGCATAAGCTCCAACTGGTACGGAGAAAAAACCTCCATATCCAAATCAAACTTTGGAGATATCGGATAATCGCAAGAACTACTGCCGCCATCGGCTACAACATCGAAATGTTGACGAAAATCGGAACTAACATCCTCAATAACATTGCCCAGAAACTGAGGTATAATTGGCCCGTTTGCCTCGGCGAGATACGCTGCACGGGTGCAAGGAACGCCCACTAGTCTAGTATATCTAACGTCGAGTAGATATAGCAACTTAGACAGTTTAGATGTGCGACAATTATTTGTATTCGCGATGAAGTAAGACAGAGTATTGTACAGCGATTCATTTTCAATATTCATTAATTAGAGCGCTCCAAATGAACTTGAATATCCCTGATAAAATCGAGAGCATCCATTTTTTCGTCTACCAGATCTCGACTGCTAACCGACTTGCCATAATGGGTTAGCGTATAGCCAATTTCTCCATCATTGTAGCATTCGATATAGGCCCCGAATTCGTCGTTGTTATAGTATAATTGCAAGCCACCTTCTACAGAGGGGTTTATATACCGCGCTTCTTTTTGGATAATTGAATTTATCCTATCAGCATTACACACAGCAACTTCGTTTGCGGCAGCCAGAGAGTACTCCGTCAGTTGGGCTCTGGCGGCATCCACTTTTTCGGCATCGCCTGGTAGGTAGCCGACATTACCGCAACTTCGGCAGGTCAGTAGCTCCACCACGTCATATTCTGTTTCTACTTTTATATTCGGATATTTTTCCCATGGCGCGTACTGTACCTTTGCTGGCACATATACCATCTCTCTTTTTCCACACTCACCGCATAATTTAGGCATTTTCACCTTCTCCATGCCATACTTCTTCCTAAAATCGGCCAGCCCCTTTTTTAGAGCATCGTTATATTCCGGGGGATTTTGTAGTGCTGAAATAAAGTTATCCCAGTCTTTTTTATTTAACTTCATTTTACAAACCCCTTATAAACCACCGGCCAGGATGAGCAAGCTATCTGTATACGTCTTTTCTGTGCTCTATTCTAACCACCCAAACAATTACCCTACCCGAAATCACCTCATAAACAATTCTATATTCACCCACATTCACTCTGTATGTATTTTCGACGCCTTTTAATTTTATGCTATCGTTCGGAAATTTGTTTACTTTTAACTCATCAACTTTGTTCTGAATCTGTTGTGCGACTTTCGGTTGGCCTTTGCGGATATCACTCATAAATTCCGCTGCCAGCTTTTCAAAGCGGATTACGTGATTAGGAGGCTCGGGCATTTAATTGCGCTTTCAAATCTTCCCAATCCACTCCCTCTTCGTCGACCTGTTCCAAGTTGCGCATGTATTCGACGTCCTCAAGACACTCAACTTCAAAAACGAATTCTTCTTTTTTCTGCTCAAAAAACTCCACAATCGCCTTATCGCTTATTATGCAATTCATGTGGCTTTTCAGCCAGGGTGTTTCAGCGTGTGTCATCTCGCTTAACGTCCAAGCAGCATATCGACCGTAAACCTTGTATACGTCCTGGATGATCGTTTTCTGGTCGTCGGTTAATGTGCAGCCGCTGTCCGCATTTTTAGTTAAAAACCAGTTTTTGTCAGCCGATTCCCAAATTTCCGGCACGACGGGGCCGTACTGCCACTTTTCAATTCTGGAATTAAACAAACGCTCCTTTTTG